GTCAGAACCGCCCCGGCGCCAAGGTCATCCCAGTGGACGACAACGCGGACGTGCAGGTGGCTGAGATTTTTAACGGCATGATTCGCCACATTGAATACATGTCAGACGCAGACGTAGCGTACGACACCGCGTGCGAGAACCAAGTCGCCTACGGCGAAGGTTACATCACGCTGATGACAGAGTATTGCGACCCCAACACGTTTGACCAAGACATTAAGATTGGCCGTGTTCGCAACTCGTTCAGCGTCTACATGGATCCTTTGATCCAAGACCCAACGGGTGCAGATGCCAAGTATTGCTTTATCACTGAAGACCTGACAAAAGCAGAATATGAGCGCCAGTACCCAGATGCTGCGCCTATCTCTACCTTGCAGTCCCTCGGTGTAGGTGACCAGTCAATCAGCAACTGGCTCAATGAAGACACTGTACGCATTGCCAGTTATTACTACATTGACTACGACAAAACCAAGCTGAATTTGTACCCTGGCAACCAGTCGGCTTTTGAAGGTACGCCCGAGGACAAGATGCTCAAGGGCATGTTTGGCAAACCTGTAAAATCACGCATGTCTGAGCGCCCACGGGTGATGTACTGCAAGATCAACGGTTATGAAATCCTCGAACAAAAAGAGTGGGCTGGCAAATGGATCCCTGTGATCCGTGTTGTTGGCAACGAGTTTGAGGTTGATGGCCGTCTCTACATCTCTGGCCTTGTGCGTAACGCCAAAGATGCCCAACGCATGTATAACTATTGGGTGTCTCAGGAAGCTGAGATGCTGGCTCTGGCCCCCAAGGCTCCTTTTATTGGCTACGGTGGCCAGTTCGAGGGCTATGAGGACAAGTGGAAGACAGCCAACACAAACAACTGGCCATACCTCGAAGTAAATCCTGACGTTACAGACGGCCAAGGCGCAGTCTTGCCACTACCCCAGCGGGCACAGCCGCCAATGGCCTCTAGCGGTCTATTACAGGCCAAGGCAGGCGCATCTGAGGACATTAAGTCCACAACCGGTCAATATAACGCCTCTTTGGGCATGGGAAGCAACGAACGCTCTGGTAAAGCCATTCTGGCTCGCCAGCGTGAGGGTGATGTAGGTACTTTCCACTACGGGGATAACCTGACCCGTGCCGTGCGCCATGTGGCCCGTCAGTTGGTGGACTTGATTCCCAAGATTTACGACACACAACGCATTGCTCGCATCATTGGTGAAGACGGCGAGACTAAGATGGTCAAGATTAACCCTGACCAGCCTCAACCCGTCAACAAGATCATGGATCAAAACGGCATTGTGATCGAGAAGATTTACAACCCTGGTGTGGGCAAATATGACGTAGTGGCCACCACTGGCCCAGGCTACGCAACCAAGCGCCAAGAAGCTCTTGAAGCCATGGCTCAACTGTTACAGGGTAATCCCCAACTGTGGCAAGTGGCTGGTGACTTGTTCGTTAAGAACATGGACTGGCCTGGCGCACAGGAAATGTCCAAGCGCTTTGCCAAGACCATTGATCCCAAGTTCTTGTCCGATGGTGATGAAGACCCAGCCTTGCAAGCGGCGCAGCAACAGATTCAGGCCATGGGCGCTGAGATGGAGCAGATGCACCAGATGATCCAGAATGTCGGCAAATCAATTGAGATGCAGGACTTGGAGCGCAAGGACTTTGAGGCTCAGATCAAACTGTATGATGCCGAAACCAAGCGTATCGCTGCGGTGCAGGCTGGTATGACTGAAGAGCAGATTCAAGACATCGCCATGGGCGTGGTTGCTGCGGCCATGGAGTCGCAGAGCATGATGAACCAGATGCCTGAAATGTTGCCTCCGCAGGAACCTATGGAGATGCCACCAGAACAAATGATGCCCCCACAAGGAATGCCACAATGAAAGCGAATGAATTTTTAGGCTTGCTGTTCCTAGCCCGCGACGTTGCGCACAGTGTTCACTTGAACACCCGCAGTTTCAGCAAGCACGAAGCGCTCAACATCTTCTACAACCGCATCATTGGTGCGGCTGACGACTTTGCTGAAGCCTACCAAGGCCGCTACGGTCTGATTGGCCCCATCACCCTGCATTCGGCTAAAAAGACGGCTAATATCATCGAATTCCTGCAAGATTCACTTGCTGAAATTGAAGCCGCAAGATACGATGTGTGTGATAAATCAGACTCATCACTGCAACAATTGATAGATAATATCGTTGAGGTATATCTCCGGACTTTGTACAAACTTAAATTCCTCGCATAAGGAACCATGATGGAACTTCTCAACCCCCTATCAAAGACCGACTTCCCCGGTCGCACTGCTTCGTACACCGGCACTGCTGCTAATACTGCTGACTGGAATCCCGGCCCCGAAGGTGTGGTGATCTGGTCTACGACTCCTTGCTATGTGGAAGTTGGCCCAGGTGCTGTGGCCACAACTGCCAGCACCCCGATCCCTGCGTTCACACCAATCCCGTTCTATGTGATCATGGGCACTGGCGCTCCTTTCCGAGTCAGTGCTATCCGTATTGCGGATGACGGCGTGATCTACTGCAAACCCATCAACAAGCAATGAGCTTCGGTGTCGCCCTTCGCAATGCGCTAGGTCTTGGGCTTGGCGGCATTGCTACGCTGTTTACAGGCACACGCGACAGTGGCGGCTCCGTGGGTAACCTTCTCACCGAGTCTGGCGACAACCTCGTCCAAGAGGACGGTGGGCAAATTCTTTTGGAGTGACCTAAATGGCCGTTGTATACCTTTCTCCCGTGGGCGGTGTTGCGGCCCAGTTCTTTACAAATACCGGCGCAGTTCTGACTGGCGGCAAACTGTACACCTACGCTGCGGGTACAACTACGCCTTTAGTTACTTATACGACTAGCGCAGGAAATGTTGCACGCACTAATCCTGTTGTCCTAGACGCTGCTGGCCGAGTGCCAAGTGGCGGTCAAATTTGGATAACATCTGCATCGTATAAGTTTGTTCTTACTGATTCAACGGATGTTTTGATTGCCACATACGATAATATTTTAGGTATTGGCGTATTAATTTATCAAACACAAAATTTTACTGGTAACAATACAACAGTTAATTTTACATTGTCTTCTGCTCCAAGCGATGAAAATTCAACCTTTGTGTACATTAATGGCGTATATCAAAACAAAAATACATACTCTGTTAGTAGTACAACACTTACGTTTTCAGAAGCACCACCCCTTACTTCAAAAATTGAAGTAATGTTTAATTGATAAGGATTTATCATGGCAGATAAGAAAATCTCCGCGCTGACCGCAGCATCCACCCCACTGGCGGGAACCGAGGTTTTGCCGATTGTTCAATCTGGCGCAACGGTCAAAGTGGCTGTATCCGATTTGACAGTCGGACGCGCAATTAGCGCAACGCAACTTACATTGACCACAGGCAATGTTATTGTTTCAAGCGGTCAAGGCATCGACTTTTCTGCTACACCGGGCACCGGCACAAGTGAGTTGTTGAACGACTATGAAGAAGGTACTTGGACGCCAACACAAGGGGCTGGTCTGACAGTTGTTGGTGCTTTTAGTTCCACTGGCGTTTATACAAAAATTGGAAGAATTGTTACAGTTTCAGGAACGTTAACTGGCGCAACAACAATTAGTGCCGCGATAAGTCAAATTTTGTGCGGTAATTTACCGTTTGCTCCAACAGGAAATCAAGTTGGGTGCACTTCTGTTGGTAATATTAATCAATTTGGCGGTATTGTTACGATTGGCACAAATCTTTATGCAGTTACTGCAATTACTGTAGATGCGCAAATTTTGTTTAATATTACTTTCACCATTTAAACAGGTAAGAAAATGTCACTTACAAAAGTTTCTTACAGCATGATAGAGGGTGGCTGTGCCAACGTCCTTGATTTTGGTGCGGTTGGTGACGGAGTAACCAACGACACAGCAGCTATTCAGGCTGCCGTTGACAGTCTTTCTGCTAATGGCGGCGCTGTTTATTTTCCTGCTGGTACTTACAAAGTTGTTTCACCAACTGCAACATCAGGGTGTATTTGGGTTCCTTATGACAACATTACATTATTTGGTGACGGAGAAGCATCTAAAATTCAAACTGTTACAAATGATGCTGTACCCATTCACGTTTGTTCTACTAATGATTTAAGCGTTAGTCCTTCTGGAATAGCCACAGCCGTGCAAAACTTTGTTTGCCGTGATCTTTCAGTAAGCGGATCAGGCACACCGTTTTATTATGCGTTAGCGTATGGTCGGGGAATTTTATTGCGAGTTGTAACAAATGCAATTGTAAAAAATTGTTTTGTAACCAACATGAGCATGATTGGCATTTGTTCCGAAGGAGGCAACGGTAAATTTTTGGTTGACGGAAACATTGTCACCAACTGCTATTACTCGGCAATCAATTACAACGGACGATGCTACCAGTCCATCATCACAAACAACATCTGTTTTGGCTCAAACATCAGTGCAAACTCAGTAGCTATCCAAGCAAACGGGCATTGTGTAATTCACAATAACACGGTATATGGTAGCCCCGGCGACTACGCAAATTGTGGTGGCATCATGTGGGGTGAAGGAGCATACACGGGTGTGGGTGTAATTAGCGGTAACATTGTCAAACATTGCCGGTATGGTATTTTGGCAATTTACAACGGCCCATGCACGATCACCGATAACCTAATTGTCAATTGTTTGACTACAGGCGGCATCAACTTGGTAGGTCAAATCACATTGCCAAATTTTCCGGTTGGTTCAAGCGATAACATTGTTTCAAACAATACGCTTATCAACAACTATCCGACTCAGATCAATTGTTCTGCGCCCAACAGTTTATTAAACGGCAATAGGTTAATAGGTGGTTTGGCAGCAATTAATAATAGTGGGCCAACCGAGCCGGATACAATTATTAATGTAATTCCCGAAATATCTTTTGAAATAAGCGCTAACTACTGTTCTGTTACAAATAACATCATAAATGGCTCTGTACGAGGTGTTGTTCAACTAGAGGGCAAAATTCTTGGTGTTTTTGCAAACAACGATATGTATGGTGTCAGTGCGGGAAACATGACAGTTGCGACTGCAACGTTTGTTATTTGTGCAATTACAGGGTTAATAAATCGCGTTTCTGACGGAACTGGATTGTATCAATCACAGATCAACGCGGCTTTAAAACCTACAGAAGGGTTTTGGCAAGCGGGCGATATTTGGAACCGTTATCCATTAGTTGCTAGTTCAACATTGGGTGCGGTTGTTCTTGCCGTTGTAAGTACCACCACAACCGCAACTGCCGCTGCTGGCGCTACTGCCATTACAACGGCCGCCGCGCCGTCCGCTGCGGCGGGAAATATTTTAGGCATACAGTTAGACAACGGCTCATACCATTGGACAACCGCAACAAGTGTTGTTGGCGCTACAGTAAACTTTTCTGCGGCTATTCCTGTAGGGCGTTCAGTTGCAAATGGCGCAAAAGTTTATGGGCAAGAATGGCGTGATTTAGCGGTATTGGCATAATTAACGAAGGGAAATTATTATGAATAAAGAAAATGTTTTTGTAGATCAAATAGAAGTTGGAAACAATGGCGTTGTCCAAGTAAGAACTTGCACCCAAGTCTTTGGTGAAATGAATAAAGTAAGTGCATCATTCCATCGACATGTTGTCGTGCCCGGCCAAGACTACAGCGCAGAAGACGCCCGTGTTCAGGCCATTTGCGTTGCAACGCACACGGCTGAAGTTATTGCTGCTTATCAAGCAACACTTGCACAAGTATCATAAATTCCAGCATAATGCTGACAAAACCGTATCGGCGAGGTTCACCGAGGAATCTTAGGATTCATACATGACTGAAGAAGTCCAAGCCCTAGCGGAAGTAGACTCCGCGCCAACGATGGATGTGACGGCCACACCTGAAGTTGCTGAAAGTACGCCGGAAGTCGTTGAGAACCAAGTTGATCAGGTCGAGGAGAAAAAATACTCCCAGGCTGAAATTGATGCGATGATCGGCAAACGCCTCGCAAGAGAGCAACGTAAGTGGGAAAGAGAGCAAGCAAATCGGTCTGCGGAAACGCAAATCGTGAAAGCCGCGCCAACTGCCAACGTTGACCAGTTCGAGTCTCCTGAAGCCTATGCGGAAGCAATGGCCTACCAGAAAGCCGAAGAACTGATCGCTAAACGTGAAGCAGCCAAGCAGCAATCAGCCGTTCTCGAAAGCTATCAAGAGCGTGAAGAGCAAGCACGGGACAAGTACGATGACTTTGAACAAGTCGCTTACAACCCCAAATTGCCGATCACAAACGTGATGGCTGAAACGATCCAGTCTTCGGACATTGGGCCTGAGTTAGCGTACTACCTTGGCTCAAATCCAAAAGAAGCAGATCGTATCTCGCGTATGACGCCACTCGGTCAGGCGAAAGAGATTGGGAAAATTGAGGCCAAATTGGCTGACGCGCCCCCAGTCAAGAAAACAACATCTGCGCCAGCGCCGATTTCTCCTGTTACTGCACGCTCCGCAGGAGCGACAACTTTGGACACTACCGACCCACGCTCTATCAAGAGCATGACAACCGGCCAGTGGATTGAAGCTGAACGTGCAAGACAGATTAAGAAGCTGCAATCGCAGACCCGCTAATTTTTTTAAAGGACTTTTAAAATGTCAAACAGTATTCTGACGATCGACATGATCACAAGAAAAGCTCTCGAAATCCTCGAGAACAACCTTGTGATCACCCGTAACGTGAACCGCCAGTACGACGACAGCTTCGCTGTTGAAGGTGCTAAGATCGGTTCAACCCTGCGTATTCGCTTACCCGATCGCGCTTTGGTAACTGACGGCGCTGCCTTGCAAGTGCAAGACGACAACGAACAGTTCACCACTTTGACCGTTGCCAGCCAAAAGCACATCGGTGT